GTGTTCATCACTCTCTCTTTGCCGCGCTGCTGGAAGCACGCGCTCTCAAATGAATCGCGCTCGCGCCCCGTCAGTCCCTTGATGTGCAAGCCTTCAACGCCAGCGCCCGTGTAGGGCTCGACCTTCACTCTGCTGGCAAGCGCCAGCACCGATTCTTTCAGATTGTCGCTCATGCGCAGCAGCATAACACAGACCGCCCAGCGCGGCAGAGTGGACTGCGCCGCGGGGCGGTCGTGCAGGCAAGGTTCGTTGCGCTATCAGGATGCCGCGATTGTGACTGATCCCGTCAGGCGGATCGAATAGGTGACGGTGACCGCCTCGTCTGTCGTTGCATCAATCGAAGTGTTGGCGATGTAGCCCGTGAAGGTCACGGTTGGACCGCCGCCCGCTTGACCGAAGCGGATCGTGAATGATGTAGGCGTGGTGTTGCCCGATGTCGGCATACTGAACGCCGCAGTACGCTCCATCATGCAGGACACTTCGCAAGTGCCGCCATCGAGAGTGCCGAGCACGAATGACTTGTTTGTGTCGGTGATCGAAGTGATGTCGATTTCAGAAGCGGTGAAGCCGCTGAACGAAATACTGGTGATCGTTCCAACGATCGAAGTTTGCCCTACCGTGAACGCTGTACCGACCGAACTGAATGCTGGCATGTGATTCTCCTATAAGTGGTGAAGGTTCGTTCTATTAGGGCTTCTGTCCTTGCGCCCATGTAATCCCGCCGCTGATTCGATAGGTGATCGTGCCAGCGACCAGTTCATCAATCGCGCTGTCAATCGTTGATGTCATGAACTGCCCCTGAAATGTAATGAAGGGGTAGGTCGCACCAGAGGCAGTGGAGTTGAAGTTGATGAGAATGCGGATGCTGTCGTTGACCTGATTCGCTTGAGGCACGCGGAGCATCAGCGCCTTGACACTGGCGGTAGGCGCGTTAGCAGTAGTGCGTTCATGTTGGAATCCTAACTCGCAGGTGCCGCTGTCTCGTGTTCCCAATATGCAACTCTTGACAGTGCTGGCAACGGCAGTCGTGTCGATCTCAGCCGCCGAGATCGACGGCAGGCTGATGCTGGTGACATTCGGGAAAGTGATGTAGACAGGATTCTCGCTCACATCTTCTCTTGCGATTTGCAGAATCGTGCCAGTTGAGGTTACGGTTGGCATGGTGAGTCCAGTCTAGTTGTGAAATGGGATTGTCAAGCGAACTGAACAGAGGCACGACCGAACATTACTTCTACTGTGAGCCTACTTGACTGACAGTGAGCACCTGCAGCCGCACCGCATAGGTGGCGGTAACCGCCTCGTCAATGTTCGTGTTGTATGTAACGCTTTGCAGCACGCCTTCCCATGACAACTCGATATCCCATGCTGGATTGGTGATATTGCCCGCCCAGTTGCCATCGTCAGTCGTTGGCAAAGACCGCTGCACAATGGCGCGCAGGCTGGTGCCCGATCGCTCCACATACATATCGAACTCGATCATGCCCCGATCCACAACGCCGAGCACGCAGGTCTTGGCAAGCGAACTCAGTTGCGTTGTGTCAATCTCGGCGGCAGAGATTCCTGTCAGGCGCCACGCTGTGATTAGCGCTCCCATTGTTATTGAGGTCACTGGCGAAGCGCCGCCGTTATCCTTCGTGATGACTACGGTTGTACCTGTGCTGATTGCGGTAGGCATTGTTATGTCCCGTAGAAGATCAAATAGGTGGCGGTCGATACGAAGGTGCCAACGCTGTCGCCCGCAGCAGGCTCCATGTATCCCGTCATCGTCTGCTGCTGCGTGCTGCTTTGGATAGTAACGCTGTAGCCCGCGCCTGTCGCTGTGCCGCCCCAATAGTCGAGCGCCGCAGCCACCGCAGTCTCAAGCGACCGAGCCGCCGCGCGCGAGTCAGCCAGCATGTTGATCTCGACCTTTGCCTTGGCGACTCCAGCGTGCGCCGCCAGTCCTCCGATGCGCTGCTCGTCTTGAATGCCATAGACAATGCACGGCAGCGCAGCGCCCTGCGCTCGCGCTTCAGGAAATATCCGCTGCGCAACGATTGCAGTCACCGCCTGCACCGAAGCAAGCCGACCGCGGACGGCTTGATCAAGGCTCATGCCTTGCCGCCCTTCGCTTGCTTGATGCCTTGCATGAACGCTTCCTTGAATAGTGCCTGCGCCTTACCAACATTCTGCTTGAAGGCGGGGCGCATGAACGGACGCGCGGCGATTCTGCGAGGACTGATCTTGCGCCCGAAGTAGTGCGTCAGGTCGTATCCAAACTCGATCAGATGCGCGAGCGAAGCCATCTGACCCGCACTAGGCTTCTTGGCTTTGCTATCGAATGACTTGCGCGGCTGCCCATACCAAACGGCAAGCCGACCTTGAAAGAATGATCGTGACTTACTCATCTTCTGAATCTTGGTGCTGGTCTTTGCAGCGATGGCGGAGCGGACGCCGCGATGATGCCGCCCTGTTGTTGACAGCGCCATGACATTGCTCTTGGCGGCGGCTCCGATCATGTCAAGCGAAGGTTTCACTGCGCCAGTCAGGATGCGATTCTGCACCGACATGCGGATGCCGCGCAGATTGGCAATCACATCGTTCCAGTTGTTGATGTTGTCGCCGATAGTCAGGAACACGACACCCGCGCCGCCCGACTTCGTTATGCCGCCCGCTGCTCCTCTCATAGCAGCCGCTCCGCAATGACGGTAATCATTGATCGTTCTTGGTCGGTGTCAATCATTGACTTCACTTGGTAAGTTGCGCCGCGATATGTCAAGCGCGCGGTCGTGGGCAGGGAAGTGCCGCCGCGCATGTCGATGCTGATGCGCTCGCGCATCGTGACGCCATCGCGGATGTCGCTCTCGTCGCCCGCCAGCGGCAGCACCCTTGCCCAGCGATACACGGGCGCGCTCCAAGACTCTGTCGCCTGCCCGAACGAATCCACTGTTTGAGTGGCGTACTCAATGCCCACGCGCGAGCGCATCCCACCGATACTTACCTTTGCGCTCACAGCCCAATGTCTCCAATCGCGCTCATGCCAGCCAGCGCATCAATCGTGAATGCGACTGGTCCGCTGATTGTTCCGACCACTGCCGCCTCTCGATTCTCATACCAGTGACCGACCAGCAGCAGAAGCGCTTGAGTCATGTTCTGCTCGGCGAGCGCCGCGCCAGCCGTGAAACTGATGCGCACCGCATCCTCCGCCAGTCCTGTGATCTTCCAGTCGCTTGTGCCATAGGGAAGGCGCAGCCGATGCACAATCGTCCCACTGTTGACCAGTCGATAGTCGGTGTTCGCAGTCAGCACGACCAACGCAGAGCCGCCTTCGGGAAGATACTGCACCGATTGGACGCTAACGATAGGACGGACAGGAAACACAATGTCGCCGCCCCGAAGCGGGAATGCGTTGCACTCCATCACAGCCGTGCGCTGACACATCCAGTAGCCAGTGCGCCGCTCAAGGTACAGACGCGCGGCGGAGATCAAAGCAGAGATCACCGCATCATCATCGGCGACTTCCACGCGCAGATGCGCCTTCGCCGTAGCAAGCGTTACGGGTTCACTCGCTGGCGCTGTCGCTTCCTGCCATCGCCGTGCTATTGCCATGCTCGCTCCTTCGGGGTGCAGCGTCAGTCGTGCGCGAGCCGCCAGCACTATCGGCAACTCGCATCTCATCAGGATGCCCGAAGCCGACCAAGATGCCGCCTGCCCGTTTCAGGTCATCGGCGACCATCTCATTCAGTAACACCTTCTGCCCTTTCGTGTACGGCGTGCCGTTGACCACGCAAGCAATAGCAAACTCCACCATCTCCCCACCGACAGACGGCGAGCGGGACGCGCCGCCCGCCGCCTGCGATGAAGTCGAGAGAGAGTCAGTTGGCTTCTTCGCCATTACGACGCCTTCACCCTGAGATAGACGCAGGACTCGCCAAGCGTCATCTTGCCATCATGGCGACCAAAGCCGAAGTAGCCAGTCTGATTGTTCGCCAAGAATGTTTCGCTGGCGACCTTGACGCTGATGCCTTCACGCTCGCCGATCTTGTAGTGCGATGTGTCGCCGAACACAGCGATGCGCGCGCCGCCAGCGAACGCTGGCGCGTTGGCGACACAGACCACGGGGTATCCGAGCAGCCGATCGGGCTCTCCGTTGTCAGCGAGCCGCCCATCGCCGAGCGACCACGCGAACGGTGCAAACGCCGTTCCCGTAGCGTTAGCTGAAAGCGTTTGCGTCATGCGGCGGATCAGCCCGAAGGTTGCATCAGCCATGACCCACTTTGCATTGGCGCGATACTGCCGCGGTAGGGCGTAGATGCAGTTGACAAGATCGGTCATCGTCACGGTGCCGACCGCCGCCGTCTCAAAGTCTGCGATGGTGCTGATTGTGCCAGCGGTTGTGTAGGTGAAGATGCCTTTGGGCTTGCCGCTTCCATCGCCTGTTGTGAATGCCGTTTCTTCGGCGGCGCCCATCGACCGACCCATCTGTGAGGCAAGGATCGTTTGGATGTTGAACGCAGGACCGCGGGAAGGCGCGTCAGCCAGCAGCTCGTTACTGACCTTGCAGAACGCTCGCAGGGTGTTCGGCGACAGGACCACATTGCCGAATGTGCCTGTGTTCTCTGTTGCCGCTGCCGCCTCTGCGACATACGCCGCCGACGCAAGCGTGGCTTCGATCGGGATGTCGGTCTTGAACGATCCCATCGGGATCGTGTCTGCCACCTGTCGCATTGCGTTTGCTTGCAGGCGCTTCTCGATCAATGTGGTGTAGAACTCAGTCACAGGCAAGAAGCCACCAGCCGAATCAGTGCCTTCGCTCAACGCGCGCTGCTCCATCTCGGACAGGTTGCGGTAGCCGCCGACCAAGTACCTCACCCACGCGGAGCGATACTGCTCGGAGTCAGTCCCCTTCTCAATGCGGCGCTCCATTGCCGAGCCGCCGCCGCGCTCTTGCGCAATCGTGGCAATCTGCGCGGCACGCTTGTCCATCGCAGCGGT